AGCAACACCGCCCATATTAGAACTAGATAACAAATAAGTGTTAGTATATGCCATGTTAAATGGTTCAAATACTGTAGTACCTGATCCCATACCTGTTCTAGAACCAATGGATCTACGAAATATTTGGCGGACATTAACAACTTCTTTTGGTAAAGTATAAGAATTAACATCAGACTCTAGTGTAAGGAACATATAACTTTCCTCAACTGAGCTATCGCCGCGTTGTCTATATTTGTTAAGTGACCTGTCTAATGCTGTATCGTAATGAATTGGATCTAATTCAAGATCAATCATTCCGTCGCCTAACATGGCTTTTACATATTCAATTACTTGCTGTTTTAGGTCGTCTAACTGGCTCATACAGTATTTATAGATTTTTGATTATCATATTGCTCTTGATAATATTTCATATTTGTTTGTAGCCTAGTATCTTCAGGTGCTAGTTTTAATGCTTCTGCGCCATATTTTAGTGCCTCACTTGGAATATTTAAATTATAAGCTGCTAATGCTGCTAGATCATAAGGTTCATAACTCCAAGATGTGCTGTCTGCAATATAACTCATAGTTCTCGTGTTAATATCTAAACATTTTGTAGCAGCCCAAAAGCAAGTTCGCCAATCTCTTAGATGATAAGCAGCACGAGCAAGTTCCAACCAGGGTTCTCTAGTATAGTTACATTCCTTAACACTATCAAGAGCTGCTTGCAAACTTTCCTGATGTTGATCTAAACTTCTATAACATCTAGCAATGTAACGTAAACTAGCACATCTTTCCTCATTCCAAGTCGCTGCTGGTAATGATAAATGACGTCTGAGCTCTGCGATTGACTCTGCCCACCTACCATAATATATTAGTTCACGACCATAGTAGTGGCTCATTCGATCGTTTCTTGGATCTTCGTCAACTGCTAATTTAAGCAACGGCAAATATTGTCCTCTGCTCTTTGTAGGATCTGCTCTATGGTGTAAAATTATACCTGGCACAGTTTCTCTAATTTCAACATCGTCACCTTCGTAGTATAGCGTTTCATGACAAGGATGCCTCCAACGATATCCTACTCTATGATGCATTTTATCAGTAAAGAATCTTACATCAGGAGTAACTCCGTCTTCCTTCCAATTCCATATGTAGTCATAACTAATTCTAGTTATCTTGCCGTCAGTTTTTTGCCATATTTCTTCTAAGGCGTCTTTCCAACCTTCTTGCAAGTATTCATCTAAGTCAATACTTAGGCAAAAGTCTATATCTTCTGGTACTAAACTTAACGCTGTATTTCTAGGTACATCAAATCTCCATGGACGTTGTTTAATATCATAAACAACTGCTCCTAACTCTCTTAATCTTTCTGGGGTCCCGTCAGTTGAACCGGTGTCACATACTAGAATAAGATCAGCATCTTTGTTTTCCTGCATAAAGCGATCAACGTGTTTGATTTCATTAAGTGCTATTGCATAAATGCAAACTTTTGCCTTATGTACCATTATAGTCTTTCCTTATAAAATTCTAAGTTTGTTTTTAATCTTGCATCCTCGGGATTCAGTTCTATGGCTTTTTCACCATACATAATTGCTTGTTTAGGCATATCTAAATTATGTGCTGCTATAGCAGCATAATCATAAACCAAAAAACTCCAAGCACGAGGATCTTGCGTATACCCGTCACGCTTTACGTTTACATTTAAACATTTTTTAGCAGCCATGTAACAATTATCCCAGTCTTGTATATTGTAACAATACTCTGTAAACGAGAACCAAGATTCTCTTTCGTTACCGTGTGACGTACTAACTTTAAACCATTTCTCTGCCTCATCTCGATCACTAACTTCAGCATAAACATTTGCTATGGTTTTTGAAATATATGATAAATCTACCAAGTCAGTTTTTGGACAAATATCATAAGCATTTTTATAAGTCTCTATAGCCTTAAGTGGCTGTGCAACTTTTTGATACTCAATTGCTAAGAAGTAGTAAGTCTTCCAATCCTTTACTCCCTCAGTAACCTTTTTCTCCATTAAGTGTAGATAAGACTTTCTGTCTTTAGTAACATTTTGGTGCTCATCTAACCATACATTTTGTAACCATATTACTCTATTAGGATCATCAAACTCTTCTGAAGCCCAACTTAGTGATTCATGGACAGGTCCTGTCCAAATGCAATTATGCCTAGCATGTATTTTACTATGCCACTGCCAAACACCATCGTTATGTCTATAACGATGATTTGCTATTACAGTATTGTCTTTCCATGCAGCCTCTAACTCTTCTCGCCAGCCGGGAAGCAATTCTTCATCTAAGTCTTGCCATATGCATATATCAACATCGTCTGGCACAAGATTTAATGCAGTATTTCTTGCAGTATCAAATCTCCATGGCTTCACAGCAATATTATAGACAGTTACATTATGGTTTTTTAGTAATTCTACAGTATTATCTGTACTACCTGTATCACAGACAATTCTAAGATCAGCATTACCATTGGTAGCAGCCCATCTATCAACATAATGTGCTTCATTTTTACATATTGTATAAATTGCTATCTTCAACTTTTTATTAAAATCCTTCTTGTGTAATTCATCATATAAGTCATGGGTACTGCCCCAATCATGATTTGCAAATATTGGACCGTCGCCTGTGTATGTTTCTCCTGTGCAATGCACTGGTAAGAATGTATATGACGGCCATATTTTAATATTCAAGTTGTACGTATGGTCTATTACATGAGTGAATCTTTGCTGACCAGTAACTCTCCAAGGCTCTAAATGCTTAACCTTAGGATCAAAATGTATGATATACATAAGTTCCTTCCAAATAGGATGCTTGGGAATAGATGCCATAAAACCAACAGCAGCAAGACCTGGCTGCACTTTTTCATTTTCGTAAACGGTTATAACTTCCGCACAGTCGAATAGCCAGTCTTCTAGAGGTCTAACACATCTTGAGTCAGCGTCTACGCAAAATCCACCGTGATTATAAAGAATTTCATAACGCATCATATCAGCAACACCGTAAAAAAGCCCACGCTCCTTCCACATATGTTCCATCAGATGTTTGTTAAACCAGTCTGTTTCTTCGTATTCTTTATTGCCCCAAATCTTTACTTCCCATGTTGGGTTTAATTCTCGCCAAGTATTAATGCAATTATCAGGACGTTTAGATTCGTCACCTATCCAAACAATATGAATTACTTTAGGTATAGCATCTGGTTCTAGTTCTATTGGAAACTTAGACCAAACAAAAACACCAACTTCTTGCTCAATTCTACCCCATGTTGGTTCACCGAATACAGAATGTACTTCATCACGTGACCAATCATCTTTGACATGTGCTTCATAGGGATTATTTTCCTTAGCGTCCTGCGGCCATTTTCCTATAGGAATACTAACAATAACAGTATCTGCAATAGGACGTAGTTTATCAAAGACAGCCTTTGCTTCTTCAAGGGTCATATGTTCTAAGATATCACCGACGATAACTATGTCATAGTAACCTTCAGGAGCCCATGTCCTAACATCTTCGATATATAACTTTTTGTACCAGGAATCTAATCTAAAGCGATCAACATAAGGTTCCCAAATTTCAACACCAGTTACTTCTGACTCAGGAAACATTTTAGCATATGTTCCGCTTCCGCACCCGATATCTAATATTTTTTTATGTTTAAGGCTTTTAACAATGTCCTCAATGAATCTTTTACCTGCTAAGGAACTGTATGGCATGTTGATCTCTCTTTAGATTTTAAATTATAACAGTTTGGGTTAACAAAGTCTACTTTTTGAGTATTTCGTTAATTACTTTATCAATGTCGCTTTTATTATACCTAGGCGGCTTGTGTACTTGCACAAGAATTTTTGTAGAAAGTGCTACATTATTAAGGAAGTTTAATGCGTAATCTATTTCTTCTTCTGAAGCATTAGTTTCTACAAACTTCTTCTTCCAAGGATCTGTAAATTCATAGTTAACTTCACAAACTTCAATGTCTATATCATTTTCGATAGCTAATGTAGATTCTGCTTTACCATCCTTTAAGTAATCAATATTTCTTTTCATATCGAATAATTTAAATGTAGTAGGTGTAATAACATGCTTATGTGTAGGATCATCATAGGCAATATCGCAGTTATGATGTGGTACTTGTATTTCCCAAATAGCGCCATGATTAGAAACTCTATACATTTCTTTAATTGTATGCACGGTATCATCTAAGTGTTCAATAATGTCCTTAGCAACTATATGATCAAAATCGTTTTCATAGAAAGGCCACTGTGAACCGTTTAGATCAACCTTTTTATCAGGATTGCAAATTTCTGATTTATCAACATTAACAAACCCGTCTAGTTTGCTAAAGCCACAACCTAGGTTTAATTTCTTATAAGTCTTGTCACAGTCAGGCATATTGATATGAGATAAATTAAATTTTTCTTCTAAGTCACTATACATTTCTTGAAATGTTTTATTCCACTTATTAGAATCTTGCTGTCTATAAAGTTTTACAGACTTATAATATGGTGATGTTCTGGATTCAGGCGCTCCTGCTGCCCAGGTATGATAAGGCAATATAGGTGTAAAGACCCAGGTTTCTTTGCCTAGCGCGGCGGCAGCATGAGCAATACTTGTGCATGACGTAATAACAACGTCCATTAAGGATAGTGCTGCTAATGTATCTTCCCAAGAAATTAGTAGGTATTGTAAATCGACAATATTATCAGGTAATGATTGTGTATTGTGATCTCGTTGGAAACTATAAACTTGTAAGTCATCATACTTTGCAAGATTTATCATAAACTCAGGAGGAAATCTACGAAACTGTTGATGCTCAAATTTAGGATTACCTGCCCACCGAATACCAATTTTCTTCTTTTCTGTATTAATAACCGATTTCCAAATATCTACAGAACTATTCAAGGGAGTAAGATACGGGTCATTAGGTAGAGTATTGTAATCATACCCACATAGCCATCCTGCGCTAAACCCAGGCATCCAAAAATCATGCTGAACTGTATGTGCTTGGTCTCTAAGAATTACAGCATCTACTCCAATAATTCTTGAAAGGATTGATACTAATTCAGGAGCACTTGCAATATAAACTTTAGAAGCACCTAATTTCTTTAATGATGTAGCAAATCTTGCATGTATTATTTCATCACCGTATCCGCCTTCGAGAGATAAAATTATAGATTTTCCCTTAATATCATCTTTACTAGGATTATAAATCGGAGCCGATGTCTTAAGAAAGCCCCCACCATATACATTAATAAATCTACCCGACTCTAACAGTTGGCTTCCTTCTTGATATTTTCCCTGTTGTAATAGAAACCATCCTCTATTGAAGTTATGGCGAATCCACATTTCTGGATTTTTTTTACCTGTAGCATCGGTAATGTTATCCTCGCCTATGGCCTGTAATTTTTCGGAAATTTCCCAACCTTTATCAAACTCACCTCGCAGCATATGTGCAAGTTGCCTATCGATATCATGCATTTAGATAATCCTCTATATTTCTAATAGTAATTATGTTCTAAATGCTGCGGAGTGATAAATTCCCGTTGTAATTGAGCTCCAATGTTGTGTTCCAACTTGCACAGGTGAAGAATAATTAGTTACATCATTTAAACCTAATTGTCCATGCCCGTTCCATCCCCATGCCCATAATGTGTCATCATTTTTAATGCCTAAAGCATGATATGCCCCAGAGGAAACTAGTTTCCAACTACTTGTTCCCACTTGTACAGGAGATGAATATTCGTTTGTGTCATTTAATCCTAACTCTCCGTCCCAATTAGCGCCCCAAGACCATAATGTTTTATCAGATTTAATACCTATAGTATGATAGCCACCGCAGGATACTAATGACCAGCTGTCTGTACCTACTTGTACGGGAGAGTAAGTAGGTGTAGTGTTTCCTAAACCTAATTGCCCATAATAATATCCACCCCATGTAAATAGTTTAAAATCAGATGTAATAGCAGCACTAAAATAGTTACCAGCACTTACTAATGACCAACTACTGGCTCCGATTAATGTTGGAGAAGATCTATTTGTGGTATCACCTAATCCTAATTGACCAGCATAATTGTATCCCCAAGAAAATAACAATCCATCTGACCTACGTGCTAAATTGAAATTTTGTCCAGCACTAACTTGTGACCAACTGTTTGTTCCTATTTGTGTTGGAGAATATTTTGAGACTGTAGTATTATCACCAAGCTGGCCATAATTATTCAATCCCCAGGCAAACAATAATCCATCTGATCTAATAGCAACCACATGGCCTGTTCCAAAACTAATATTAGACCAACTGTTGATACCTATTTGTACAGGAGACGAGTAATTACTAGTCAGGGTGTAACCTAACTGTCCAGCATTATTATTTCCCCAAGTATGTAATGAACTATCAGATTTTATTCCTATGGTATAATTATACCCTTCGCTTACTGCGGTCCAAGTATCATATCCAACTTGCACAGGCGACGAAGTCACTGAACTTCCGGTACCTAGTTGTCCTTGACTGTTATTTCCCCAGGTCCATAATGTATCGTCAGATCTTATTGCAGTAATTGTTCCGTTATTAGTGCTTCCAAATTTCCAATTATCTGTTCCTATTTGTACAGGGGACGATCTTGGTCCTATTTTTTGTCCTGTACTTCCGAGACCATCTATACCAGCTGTATACAATATCCCTGTAGTATCTATTAATGAATACATACTATAACCTACACTAACTTGACTCCAACTTTGTGAACTTAGCTGAAGAGGTGTTGTATAATAACTATACCCTAAATTCATAGAAGCTAAGTTACCCCAAGCCCATAATGAGCCGTTAGACTTTATTCCAAATGTGTGGTAATAGCTACCAGCATTTACTATTGTCCAACTATCTGTACCTACTTGCGCAGGGGATGATCTATTACTGCTATCACCCAATCCTAATTGTCTATAATTATTTCTACCCCAGGTCCACAATGATCCATCAGGTTTAATTGCTGCATTATGGTATGATCCACACGTAACTAATGTCCAGCTGTCTGTACCTACTTGGGTTGGAGAATAACTATCTATAGTGTTTCCTAATCCTAATTGTCCATACCAATTTGATCCCCACGTGAATAATTTATAATCCGATGTTATGCCTGCACTATGATAAAATCCAGCACTTACTAAAGCCCAACTACCTATACCTACTTGTACAGGTGATGATCTATTTGTAGTGTTTCCTAATCCTAATTGTCCATATCCGGCATATCCCCAAGCCCATAAGGTACCATCGGTTTTAATTGCATTCATATGATAACTGCCGACAGACACAGAAGTCCAACTACTTGTACCTACCTGTACAGGAGAGGACCTAGTAGTTGTATCGCCTAAGCCTAATACACCATTAGAATTGTATCCCCAAGTCCATAATGTTCCATCAAGTCTTATTGCAGCAGCAACAGTGGTCATTGTACTAACCATTATCCAACTGCTTGTACCTATTTGTACAGGCGATGACGTATTAGATCCTGGCCAAAGAGGGCCACCATTTCCCCAACCCCATAAAGTGTTATCTGATCTAATAGCTAATGTATAATAACTATTCTTAGAAGAACTAATCATACTCCAGCTATAATCGGTATTAATTGCTGCAATACCACTTACTTCACCTGGAAATCCTAATTGAGCATTGTCGTTTCTGCCCCATACGAATAGTTTATTATCAGATCTAATTGCTATAACATTACTATTTCCTGCATCAACTTGACTCCAACTACTTGTTCCTACTTGAACCGGGGAGGATTTATAAGTTGTATCACCTAGTCCCAATAGTCCATTATTATTTTGTCCCCAGGTCCAAAGTGTATTGTCAGATCTAATAGCCATATTATGATAACTACCGGCACTTACTAAAGTCCAACTACTTGTACCTACCTGTACGGGAGAAGACCTAAGTGTAGTATCACCTAAACCTAATAGTCCATTTGTATTGCTTCCCCAGCTCCATAATGTATCATCTGTTTTTATCGCTACGGTATGGCTACCTCCGGCACTCACTTGCTTCCAACTATCTGCACCTATCTGTGTAAAAGATATAACTATGTCGCCGCCGGATCTTCCTAATTGTCCTAAATTATTTCTACCACTGGTATATATTTTCTGATTGCTATTAAGAGCAGATATAAAATAAGATCCAGCACTTACTAAAGACCAACTACTTATTCCTACCTGTGCAGGGGATGATCTATTACTACTATCTCCAACACCTAGTTGTCCATAACTATTATTACCCCAAGCAAATAAAGCACCATCTGATCTAATAGCAGTATTAAATGCTATTAATTTGCCAGAACTAACTGTAGTCCAATTACTTGTACCTAGCTGTACTGGTGATGAGTAAGCCGATGGTATATTACCAGCACCTAAATAGGCAAAACTTTGTCCATCTGCAAATAAACCACCATCTGTTCTAATAGCAGATATTTGATATCCGCCTGCACCGATTGCAATCCAGCTACTTGAACCGATCTGTGTTGGAGATGATCTATTTGCAGTATCATATGTAACTAATTGTTTGTATGAATTATCACCCCAGGCAAATAACCTACCATCGGAAGTTAATGCTACCGAATGGCTATATCCTGCTCTAACCATTATCCAACTACTTGTACCTATTTGTACAGGTGAGGATCTATCAGTGATATTATTTAATCCTAACTGTCCTTGCCCATTAAACCCCCAAGCAAATAAAGCACCATCTGCTCTAATAGCTATAGCATGACTTGCGCCTGCTGCTATACCTATCCAACTACTGTTTCCTACTTGTACAGGGGAAGAGCTATTTGTAGTGTTGCCTAACCCTAATTGTCCATAATTGTTTTGCCCCCAAGCAAATAAAGCACCATCTGATCTAATTGCCATAGTAAAACTATGACCAGCACTTACAACATTCCAGTAATCTGTTCCTACTTGTATAGGACTAGGGTAATTACTGGTATTGTTAGTACCTAATTGCCCATTAGAATTGTATCCCCAAGTCCATAATGTTCCATCAGCTTTCAATGCCACATTGTGGCTATACCCTGCACTAACATCAGACCATTTGTCTGTTCCTATCTGTACTGGGGAATTACCAGAATACCATGGAGACCAGTTACCCCATCCAAACAATGCACCCGTGCTTCTAATTCCTACAGTATGAAATGCTCCTGCCGAAACCTTTGTCCATACGCCGGCTCCTATTTGTACAGGTGAAGATGTGATAGAATAATTATAAGCTCCGTTACCTAGTTGTCCATTTCCATTGTACCCCCAAGCAAATAAAGTTCCTGAACTATTAATAGCAACATTGTGACTAAATCCCATACTTACCATGGACCAACTAGAAGTACCTAATTGAATATCAAATTTTGCTATCGGGACTCCTGATTCACCAAAGTCAGATGATCCCCAAGTGAATAATTTACTATCAGATCGTATTGCTATAGCATTAGAAGACCCTGCACTAATTTGACTCCAACTACTTGTTCCTACTTGTACAGGAGACGAATAATTAATTAAATTGTTTATTCCTAACTGTCCTCGGTCATTTCTACCCCATGCCCAAAGTGTATTATCTATTTTTAATCCTAGAGAAAATCTATTACCAGCACTAACTTGACTCCAACTATCTGGCCCTATTTGTGTTGGCAAAGTATAATAGCCGTTCGATGTACCAAGTTCTCCGTAGCCGCCATATCCCCATGCCCAAATTGTATAATCTGATTTAATTCCTAATGAATGATATGCACCTGCCGACACTGTTAACCAATTATCTGAGCCTACTTGAGTAGGCGAACTAGTAGAACTATAATTTCCGAGTCCTAAATTGCCATTTCCGTTACTTCCCCAAGCAAATAATTTCCCATCAGATCTAATAGCCATACTGTAATAACTACCAGCACTTACTGACGTCCAACTACTTGTTCCAATTTGAATAGGTCTTATACCTAAGTTGGTATTGTTATTGCCAAGTTGCCCACTGCTATTTTCACCCCATGCCCACAATGTTCCATCGGATTTTATTGCCAATGTATGTGATGCACCTGATGACATCATAACCCAACTAGTGTCGTTAATATTGAGTAATGTATCTCCGGGAATATAAAACCCTAATTGTCTATTAGAATTTAGACCAGCTCCAAACAATAATCCATCGGATCTAATGGCCATGCTGAAATTATCACCAGCACTAACTTGACTCCAACTACCGCTGTCTACTAATGCAGGCGATGCATCGGTTATTACTGTTGCTAACTGGCCGTAGCTGTTACTACCCCAGGCATATAGAGAACCATCTGATTTAATAGCTAAAACATGACTAGAACCTGCACTTATACTATTCCAACTATGTGTAGTAATTTTTTTTGGTGATGTATTATCGACAAAATCTATCCTACTGTAGGAATTATCGCCCCAAACAAATAATAATCCGTCAGTTGTTATTGCGGCAGTATTATAAGAATCTGACGCTACTGTTGCCCAACTTCCAACTCCAACTGATACCGGACTAGATTTATTAGTGGTAGTACTGTCACCTAACTGTCCATTAGCATTACGCCCCCAAGTAAATAGGTTTGTTACTTTAGGACTGTCTTCTTGTGTTCCACTTACTAAAAATTGTTTAAAAATTAAAAACATATAGGTTTCTCATTATAGATTAGGTAGTTCTGGCCAAATTAATATTTTAAAATCAACAGGAGTATCATCTACTTCATATTGAAATTGTGAAGGATAATCTCTTAATGCTTGTCTATAGTTTTCCCAAGCTGTAACCCATTCAGATGTTTTTGTTTTTGTAACATCAGACATCATAGTCCAGTCAGTTTCTCTTAATAATTGATCTCGTTTTGATCTAACTAAAATCATAAATCTTCTTTGTAATTCAGCGGGCGAGTCGGGTTGAATTGTTATTAGCGAATAGTTTGCTGTTACAGTATTGCCTAATACTTCATACGTTGGATCGCTTAATTTAAACTTTTTATTATCGTATTCTGGTACATTTTCTTGAACTACATACCAGTCATATTTGTTCAACTCATAAATGTTGTTCTCTAATAAATTAAAGTTACTAATATTGTTCCAGCTTGTTGGTAAAGAATCATACACTTTAACAACTGTTGTACCGTTTACGTAGGCATATTTAGGCATTTTAATGTCCTTGATTTATCTCAGTATTTATTTAGAATTTACTAGAAGGAAAGACATTATTAATATATAATTGTGACATGATTACAGTAATTGGCGATTACATTACAGACCAGTACATATACGGTACTGTTGAAAGAATATCCCCTGAATTACCTATTCCAATCTTTAAAGAATCTCATTACGAATACCGCCCAGGCGGCGCTGGCAATGTTATTGCAAACCTAAAAGCCCTAGGTGAAACAGTAAAAGAACATACTAGTTATAACTCTTGTAAGAAACGTTTTGTGTGCGATAATCATATTTTATTTCGCAGTGACATAGATAATTACGTTGCTAATGAGCGATTTGATTTTTATGTGGGTGATTCTGTTTATTGCATTATTTCAGATTACGGCAAAGGATTTATTCATTATAGTCAGGAAATTGTAAATCATTGTTTGTCTCAGGGCTGTGAAGTAATAGTTGATCCAAAGAAGACTTTAGACAACTACAAAAATGCTAGTATTGTTAAGTTAAACAAACAAGAATTACATAATTTCGGCTTAGGATTAACTACAACTCAGCTAAGAGCTAGGTTTAATATTGGAACTATTATAGTTACAATGGGTAAAGATGGCCTAATGATTGATTCTGAGGAATTTTTCGGAACTATTCCAACAACAGAACATCAAGTGTCCGACGTTACAGGTGCAGGTGACATTTTTATTGCTGCTTTAGCTCACTTTCTTAATGTCGGAAACAATTTATACGATGCTTGTGTTAAAGCTAATAAGTTAGCAAGCATTTCGGTAACAAAGTTTGGAACTTATGTTCTTACTCCCAAGGACATTGCTCAAACAAAAATAGTGTTTACTAATGGCTGTTTTGATATCCTGCATAGAGGTCACATTGAATATCTAAAAAAATCTAAAGAGTTAGGATACAAGTTAATTGTTGGGTTAAACTCGGATGCTTCGATTAAAAGATTAAAAGGCAACGATCGTCCAGTTAACAATCAACAGGATCGAAAGACTGTATTAGAAAGTCTAGAATTTGTTGATGAAGTTATCGTTTTTGACGAAGATACCCCATATGAGTTGATTAAAAGTATTAAACCAGATATAATAACAAAAGGTGGAGATTACAAGTCTAAAAATGAAGTAGTTGGAAACGACTTAGCTGAAGTTGTTCTAATACCATTTGTAGAAGGATATAGTACCACTAGTGTATTGGAGAAAGTAAGTGTCCGGAACGATTGAAAAAGGATGGGGTAGAGAAATAATCTTTGCTTCAAATCCCCAGTATTGTGGTAAGTTACTAGTGTTTGATCGTGCCGGGTCAAAGTGCAGTATGCATTATCATTTAGACAAACATGAAACTTGGTACGTGCATCAAGGATCATTTCAAGTAAATTATATTAATACGTTTAATGGCTCTAGAGGATCTAAGATCTTAACTACAGGTTCTATGTGGATTAATCATAGAGGCTCGCCTCATCAATTAGAAGCATTAGAAGATAACTCAATTATATTTGAAGTTTCAACTGAAGACAAAGCTGAAGACAATTTTAGAGTAGAGCCCGGGGATAGCCAAAAATGATACTGCTTACTGGATACAGAGGATTTATTGCACAAAACTTTCATGACAAAATTTCAACAAAACATACAACTAAAGAAATAGTTTTAGCCACTGACAGAGAAAGCTGTTTCCAAGATCTCGAAATGGGGTATTGGTCACACATTAAAGAAATTTGGCATTTTGGCGCTATTTCCGATACTACCGAAACAGACGTGAATAAAATTCACCATTATAATGTTGAATACACTATAAAACTGTTTGAAAAAGCGATTGAATATAAAATTCCAGTAAAATATGCATCCTCAGGTTCTGTATATGGCAACAGCAATTATAAAAGATTAATCAATCCACTTAACTACTATGCTATGTCCAAAGCTACTATTGATCGATATGTAGAAGATAACTTAGATAAGTTTTCAAAAATACAAGGCTATCGATTTTACAATGTGTATGGTAGACATGAGGATCACAAAGGCAATCAATCTAGTCCGGTACATAAGTTTACAAAACAAGCTAAAGAAACTGGCGTAATTCAGATCTTTGATAATTCTGAATATGCTATGCGTGATTTTATCTGGGTAGATGATGCTTTAGAATGTATGTTTGAAGATAAACCTAGTGGAATATACGACGTTGGTACCGGTGTTGCTAGATCTTTTCAACGTGTAGCTGAAGTTATTGCCGACAAGTATAATGCTAAGATTGAACATATTCCTTTTCCTGATCACTTGAAAGGAAAGTATCAAAACTTTACTTGCGCACAAGTTCACTTTGATCGCGACTTTATGTCTATTGAAGAATACGTTTCACTTCAGCAGTAATTTTTCAATAATTTCTGGAGCAATATTAACTGCATCTTTTTCAGTAACTACAAAGTCAGCATTTTCTGGTGGCTCAAATAGTTTATTTGTATCTAGGAATCTGTGATCACTTTCAGTATTCATATAAATCTTAAAGTCTGCATCAAAAATATCTCTCATCGATTTTAAAGGTGCAATAAAATCACAAATAACAAAGTCTGTAAAAGTATTATTTTCAGCTAGGCTTTTCATCCTTCTAGCCTGACGCAGTCTGCCTTCATAAGTAAAATCCCAATCGTGAAATTGCGATCTAACTTCATCGGCATTAAACCACACAACTTTTTTATTGTGTTCTTTAAGTAATCTTACTAATTCATTAGCTAGGGTAGTTTTTCCACTACCAGGTAACCCCATTACTAGAATCTTTTTCATTATGCTGAGTATGACCCTACGTTACTTCCTGCAAGTCTAACTGCTTTCCACCAGCTACCACGTCGTGGTGTAACTGTACCGGCAGAACTTGTAACACGAAGTCTTAATGATGTTGAAGATCCGTTTTCAAGTAGAATCTTAAATCTTGCAAAATGGTTTGTGTTAGTTGTTATTGAAGTAGTAGCAGTAAACGACACTGAAGATGCTGTCTGGTTAAACAACGCACCAATAGTAAACGCCGAAGCTGTAGGAACAGCAGTATAACCAGCAACAGGTGTATGCTGCATCATAACATCCATAAATGTAACAGTTGTTGAATTAGTAATATTCCAAGTTAATGTACCTGCAGTACTCTTAAGAAAATAAATTTCCATTTCGATTTCATATATACCGCTAGTAGCTAATGGTATAGACGAGTTAGCTCCAAAGAAATCAGCAATACCTGGGCCGATAGCAGTAAGGTCACCAGTTAATCTATAATGCTGTTGAATAGGAATAAGACCACGGCCTGATATAGAACTACGTGTAAAGTGTAGAGTATCATCCGGATCGTCGTATTCAAACACACCTACTTCCGGTGAAGTTAGTCGTTGACCAGGAGTTAACTTTAAAGAGCCACTATTAGCAGCAGTTCCGCCTGCGCCGAGTGTGAGCAATGCTGTTGCTGTAGCACCTATACCTAAACGGCCGTTGCCATCTAAGGCAAGATAATCTGTTCCTACAACAGCCGCCGCAACTAGACCAGATGCGCCCTTTAATATACCAGTTATATTTGTAGTTGTTGATGTTGTAATATTGTTCGGACCGGTAGCACCAGTTGGACCAGTTGGACCGGTAACACTGGGTCCGGTAACACTTGGTCCTGTTGGACCAGTTGCCCCAGTTGCACCAGTTGGACCAGTAGCACCTGATCCAGCAGGCCCAGTAGCACCTGTTGGTCCAGTAACAGATCCACTAGGTCCAGTAGGTCCGGTAACACTTGGTCCTGTAGGCCCTGTTGGTCCAGTAACAGATCCACTAGGTCCAGTAGGTCCAGTAACACTTGGCCCTGTAGCACCTTGTGGTCCTGCAAAATTATAAGTAACTACTAAGTTATCAGCATTTGTTGGTAAAGTAGCACCTGATACATATGTTACTGTTAATGTATAATATGTAGAATTATTAGTAATAGCTGTAACATTAAAAATATGTTGGATAGGACTAGAAGTATTATTGTGTGTTATATATAATTGTCCCTTAACTGTGCTACCAAAATCGTCGAATGTAGCGATCCAGTTAGCAAAACTAACTCCGTTTACATCATTAATATTAATATAGATAGCAGTAACTGAACTAACTGTAGCATTATTATATCTCAAGTCACCATTTGCAGTAGTACCAGCAGTTGTAACAGTACTAAAATTATACCTTACCCCACCTTTGTTACCCTGCGCACCTGTTGGACCAGTAACACTTGGTCCTGTAGGACCTACAGGTAATGAGTTTTTCAATATTGTATCTACATTAGTAACCAATGAGTTTTCCTAAATTGTGTTATATTTATTTTATAACTTCTAGTTTTATTACATTTTCTATTATGACATTATTAGCTTCTCTAAGCAATCTTGTGATTGCAAAATCTTCCTCCGGTGTTGTCTTGTTTTCTAATTTTCTAATATTATAATCTGCTATTAATGGTTCGTAAAATCCGTCATAATTAACAGAACTTTCTACTATTTTAAAACTTATATTATACTTGCGGCCCAAATATCCATAGTCATCTTCTTTACATAATGTTAAAAAAATATTTGCATTTATCGGACGAACGTGTGTAGGATCTCCATAGAATACTGCATGATGCTCATTAGGTGCAACAATATCAATTATGCATCTGTTCTTAGATACTCTATAAATTTCTTTCAACAGTTGTATAAATCCTTGTCCTATATGTTCTAAGACATGAATTGCTTTAATTTCATCTACAGTATTATCATCAAAAGGCAATCTTAGATTTATATCATCAAGATTAATTAGATAATCTGGGTCAGTTGTAGGATCGTCATCAATATTTAAGTATCCTTCGAACTTTTTATTACCCGATCCTAAATTAAGTTTCATTTTTCCTCCGGAACTAATATGTAACAGCAAAAAATCTGTGGCTCAAGTTTCTCATATACAAATTTATATTTGTTATCATCCATCCACTTATGAAAGTCTTCCATGTTTTCAATACTAACTTCAACAAATATATTAGGGCGGTTCTTTGCGATGCATTGCTTTAGACCTTCAAAAGCAACCATCTCCATACCTTCAATATCCATCTTAATAAAATCTATTTTCTTATCAGCAAAAAACTTATCACCTGGTACAATAGGAACAGGATCAAATCTTTGACCATCATAGTTAATTTCCTCGGGAAAAATTCTAGTTGATCCTAAGTTATCTTTATAAATCTCAACAGGCAATCCTTGTGCTTCAATGTGTCCAAATCCTAGGCCAATATAATCTACATTTACATTATGGCAGTAATTTAAACATAAGTTAGCAAGCATCATTTTATATGCTCTTGGTAAAGGCTCAATGGCATATATAATTTCTGCATCAAAAAACTTGCTAAAATAAATTGAATGATTTCCTACATTTGCGCCCACATCAAGTATATGTGCGTTTGGCGGGCAGTATTGTTTCATAAGCTCAAGCTCTGCCTGTTCATGAAAATGCCCCCTCATTAAGGCCTGTTGTATTACGTCGTTTGGATTATCTATAATAAATCTCATTTATACTGTCTTTCTAGATCAACAAATCTATTGTATAATTCTTC